TGTAACTATCAAATGCTAACACATCATAGGCTACTTGTAAACTATTTTGGTATTGTACGTCATGTGTGTTAGGCAAACCTTTGCCCTCACATACCCAACTAAATTGGCACATTTTAATAACTTCATCATCTTTGTGAACTACAGTGGATTGGTATACTACTTTGCAGGGTGTATTACCAAATCCACTGTGTACACGATTCATTACCACACGTGCAACTGCAGCTTTTCCCTCTGTGCTTTCATGTCCAGCTTCGTAAAAAATATTTGTGGCTAAACATACTAATTGTTTTGGATCAACTCTGTGTGCAACACGTTGCTCCATTTTTAAAATGTCATCTCTTGTTTGACTATTAAATGTCATAGTCAAACATAATGTTATAAACATTAATGACAATAAATTTTTGAATTTTAGTAGTGTCATGCTACTCCTTTCATTGAAAACAATATTCATTGAATATTGCCAAGACTACCTAAGACTTAATATGTAATATTATTCTTAAGTAATTCCCAGCAATCACAGTTACATAGTGTAACATCATTGACCGCCGTACTAGGTGATAGTATAGGTGATACAACTGTATTATTTAAATTTATAACATTCAATGTATCCGGGATCAATGTTGTTGCATTGCTACCACCTGTGCTACCCGGTGTAGTTGCAGCACCAGTGTTAACAACTACTGTTGTTATTGCTGGATTACCATTTACATCTAACACTGGGACTTTTGCTAAAGAACCATTTGCTGGTTTTAATTTTAATTTAGGTATTTCAACATCGTTATCTAACTCACCACCGATTAATGCTAATCTATTAGCATTTCTAAGTTCACGCATACTTGCAATTAAACTATTTCCACCTATAGTGGTTATGTCACTAATGCTTTCTAATGTAGCAACTGATTGATAAGGATCAATATCAACTGCATATTTTAATAAATTATCAATAAATCCATACACTTCTTGTACAGTGGTTGATAATGTATCAGTACCGGTAGGTAGTGCCAAATCTCTAGCATTTTGTTCTAACTGCAAACTATCTGCTAAATTTTTATACATAAGATTATATGCATCCAATGTTGTACGATTAGCATTATATATATTTTGTATTTCTGTATTTGCTGCCGTAATCAATGCATTTAAATCACTATCATTTGCATGATCACTATTTAACAGTGATAACATATTAGAATAGATTGTAGAAAGTGTTGTTACATTAAATGAATTAATATTTACAACTGCATCATTTAAATCTTTTAAAGGATAAAAATTTGTCATACATCCAAAGAAATCTCGTACTGTATATTGACCATTGTCTCCTGAGCCCAATGCTAATAATGTTGACGCTTGTCCTGTAACTACAGGATCAGTGGGTATATTTGAACCATTGACATTTAAACCATTGACATTCTCAAGATTTGCAACTGCTTGACTAAATTTTTCTATATTCATAGCCTTGATGTTTTTAACTTGCATCATTGCTTTACTGAATCCATCACAAACAAATGCCAAATCGTTTGGCAAATAACTACTTAGTTTTGTACCCAAGTTTAATGTATCATCGTTATTCACTCCGCCGTTTTTGTATAATAAAAAGTAAGTCTTGCTATTAGTAGGTAATACGATTGGATTAGCTTTAGGATAAGTCAAACTTTCATAACTTGAAGGGAATAATTTTTTAGGATCTAACAAATCTGCTAATGAGTTTAATCCAGGAGTGCTACAATTTAATGGTATCAAAATGTTTGCTAAATCACTATTGACAATTAAATTAAATGCAGCGTACAAAGATTTTTGTTGGTCATCTGTTGCAGGTATACCATTGACAAGTCCAGTGATATCAGTTTGTGTAAATCCTACACTAATCAATGCTAAATTTAATGAAGGTGTTACTGCTTTATTTGCATTCAATGTACGTAATAAATTGTCTGGTTGTCCAAACTTATCAATTGACGCCAAATCAATAACACGACCACTAGCAATTAAATCTTGTCCCCAATAAAATGTACTTGAGTTAACACCTGTAATATCACTACTTATCAAATTGTTCATATTGCTATATGCACCATCCAAATAAGTTTGACCTGCGTTTAAACTAGTGATTACTTTATTGTGTTGGTCTCTAAAACTAACACAAGTGTTGAATGTACTAAAAAAATCAGCATATGAGCCTATGTTGATAAAAAATTCTTTATATGCTTGCATAGCATACTGTGCTAAGAATCCATTTCTAGTTTCTATTCTAGGTATGGTTCTAGTATAGTTACTAGGTTTACTATTACCTAAAATTTCACAAACACCACTTCCCATTGAAATCAATTTATTATACGTAGCAACTCTAATGGTACTGTTGTCAGATTCATCATAAACTTTACCATCACCTACATTTATACCATTTGCAAGAAATTCGGTACCTGGTTTATTTGATTTACTACCTGACATTGTATAATCAGATGGTACAGGTGTTCCAATGGTTTTAATTATATAGTTTGTACCCTTTACCATATCGGCAGCATTAATGATTGGATATGTTAAATCAAATGCTTTTTTAAATATTGCAGGTAAACTGGCTAATACACCTGATACTATACTACCTTGAGCATATGTACCATTTGCAAGATCAGTACCTGTATAAGTGCCAACAAATCCCTTAGTTGTAGGATTTACTGTTAGACCAGTATTTTGAACAAAAGAACTTAATGCATTTAAATTAAGTGGAGAATATTTACCTGTTAAACTCATGGTACAAAAACGTCCGGGCTACCTTCAACTATACTATGACCACAATCATTGCCACTACCTACTTTAAGTACTTGTACATTCTCAGCAAATACTGTTGGACTTGCTGAAGTTGTTTTTGCACTTTCATGCGGTGGATGAGGATTTCCCCAAGGACTATGCGGTGTTATAGGACTAACATGCAAGCCGACAGGGATATTGTTTGCAAACACAGTGGCGGCTCCACGTACAATTGCACCACCTTCTTGATTCTTATCACCCTTACGACTTAATTGAGGCATATTATCCTAGTATAATTTTCTTTTCTGGAACAGTAATTCCAGTAGTTGCTTGAATATATTTCATTTTTACACTATCTTCTGTATGTGCATAAAAAGCAATATTATTAGTATTTAGTGTCACAGGTTTGTCTGGATCAGCAGTAAACATGCTAGGAATTAATCCTACACCCTGTTGACCGGGGGCAACACTAACTGGATCAGTAATGATTATAAAATTATCTTGCACTTCAGTAATTTTAGCTATCAATTCTTCTCCGCTGTTTAGTTTAATTGTATAAACTGTATTAATTTCAAAATTCATTAATTGCTTTCTGTTAATCTAATTCTAAGTTCAGTAAACCCACCTACGTATTCATCTTCTAAAAAGATTTGTGGCAATGTACGTGCATTTGGTACTGCCTCTAATAGTTGCTCACGTGTCCATGTACCGTGCATGATATTTCTTTCTTCATACTCAATACCCTTATTTTCTAATAATTGTTTTGCCTGTACGCAATACGGGCATTGATCTTTACTCCATACAACTGCTTTCATACTTACTCTCCTTATAGTGCAGGTAATTCATCATAATCAACTACATCACTCATAACACCAATTACATAATTAGTTGATTCTGTTTCTTGTAGTGCTGACTGTTTTTTATTGATATTTACATGTTTATTGAACCATGGAATAGGACTATGCTTAGGATGATTCTCTGCATATTTAATTCCTATATCCTTTAATCTAACAAAAGCTGTATAATCTACAAAGTCTTTAAGAATTTCAGCATTCAATCCAATCACAACACCTTTACTGAATAGATAGTCTGCCCATTCTTTTTCTTCACGTATTACATCCAAATACATTCCATATACTTCATTTTCACATTCAATTTTTGCATTAGCAAATCTTGAATCATCTTTAACTACATTGTTGATCAACCAAGCAGTCCATTCTGCATGTAATATTTCATCTTGTAGTATTAAACTAATAATATTTCCATTACCAATGTAAATCTTATTTTCAACCATTGCTAGACTAGTTGCAAAACTTACCATAAATCGTAATGCCTCTAATGCATAACTTGCATTCAATGCCAACCAAATAGCCTTGACATGTTCATACTCATCTACTGAGCCATCCATTTCTTTCATACAATTAATTCTATGAAGATCCTCATAGTATCTGCCAATATTAGAAGCCATTCCTACAATTTCTTGTGTATCGTGTATCTTGTTAAATTCATCTTTTGGTACACCATAAACATTACGAATAATATGGCTATAAGATTTACTATGAATATTTGTTTCAAAGAAACTCCAGTTACTTACTAATGCTTCCAGTTCAGGAATGCTAATCACTGGTCCAAACACCTGTGCCGGTGCACGGCCCTGTATCGAGTCAAGCGCAGTCTGGCGTAAAAGATTACTAGTAAATATATGCTTAATAGCATCACTACTCTCCTTGTGATCAATCTTATCTTTTGTTAATGAAATCTCTTCAGGTACCCAAAAGAAACCTCTTGCAGTTTCTTCATATTTTGCTAGTTTGGGATATTTTACCTCTTCAAAACGTTGTACTGTAACAGGACCTTCAGGGTCCAAAAACATTTTACGTTGTAGATAGTTTGTTTGTTTTTTTAAATTGTATTGTTCTTTACTCATAATTATCCGATGTGTCCCATGTGTCTCCGTAGTATTCTATAATCAATTGCTTTTCTTCATCTATTACCACACTAGCCACATCATCTTGATTTAAAGCCAATACTATCAAAGGATAGTCATCTGGTTTAATATCAATTGTTTGAGTAACGTTATAGTAATTAAACAGTATTTGTACTTTTTGTTCGTCTGTCAAATCTTCAGAAAAAGCAATTTTCATTTAAATCTCAATTTTATAATACGCAACTTTCACAATATTCATCATCATCTGCAATGTCTTGCTTGATGAATGGTATAATGTTATTAGTTTCTTCTAATGCAACCTTAGATCCTACTTTATTAATTAAACTATAATAAACAGTCTTTAGTCCCCACTTGTATGCCAACATTAAATTCTTAGCGATTAGTGTTCCGGGTACTTTACCCTCTGTGAAATATGCAGGATTGTAAAATGTGTTAGTACTGATACTTTGATCCACATATACAGCCAATACACATGCCGTTTTCAAGTACTCAATACAATCTTTTTGATCCCACATCAATTGATAGCGGTTCTTTAAGCGCTTGTATTCTGGAACTACTTGTACAAAACTACCAGCTTTACTTTCTTTAACACTAATAAGTTCCATTGGCATTTCAATACCATTTGTTGAATTTAATACAACACTAGAACTTTCTACAGGAGCAATAGCCATTAGTGTAGCATTTCTAATTCCATATTGCAATAGATTTTGGCGAAGTGTTTCCCAATCTAAATTGCTACTTGGTGTAAAGTCTGTTAACTCGTTTACACCGGGGTTACGTCTTTCCCAAGGAAAAACACCTTTACCATAAAAAGTTTGTTGTGATAACTTACATGCACCTTTTTCTTGTGCCAATTCAACACTAGTTTCTGTTAAGTAAAATGCTTGATGTTCCATCCAACGTTTAACTTCTGCTAATGCTAATGCTTCACCGTATTTGAAACTACGTCTTGCATGCCAGTATGCTAGATTGGTAATACCTACACCGAGTGGTTCAAAATCTAAGTTAGCCAACTTACTTTGTACTGAGAGAAAGTCTTGATAACTAAGCAGATTACTTAAACTACGAACTAATACTCTACATGCTTTACGCATATCTTGTGGGTTCTTAAATGCTCCCCAGTTTATACTACCAAGAGTGCACAAAGCAATTCGTCCTGTATCATCTTCGATACGTTGAAAAGGCTTTGTGGGTAATAATATTTCCTGGCAGAGATTGCTTTGATAGATTGGGTTAAGTGTGGTATCAAAACTTCCTTGCGAGATAACATTGTCGATATTGACAAGATAAATTCTGCCTGTATCAGTTCTCTCTTTAAGGATTCCATTTTTGAATATTTCAACCGCAGGTAATACTTTTTTCGTTTTTGTCTTATCTTGTTCATATTTTAAATACAATGTTTCAAACTCTGCACTATCTCTATAGTAGGCTTCATACAAATCTGGCACTTCATGTGGGTCAAATAAACTAATATTTTCATTGTTGCGATAACGATTCCAAAACATCTTGTTTACTACTACTGAGTAGTCCATTTGACGAACACGTGTTTCTTCAGTACCTTGATTGTTTTTCAACACAATCAAATCTTCAAACTGTGCATGCCAAATTGGGAATGTAACTGTGCAACTTGCATTACGAATTCCACCTTGACTACATGAACGTAAGTCACTAAACCATTTCTTTAAGAAAGGAATCATACCAGTGTGTTTGATTTCACCATTGCGAATGGGAGCTCCTACTGGACGAATTCTTCCAATCTCTAATCCAATGCCAGCACGTTTGCTAGCATACTTTGCCATCATCTCACCTGCGGCAAAAATACTATCTAGTGTGTCATCACTGCTAATAAGCACACATGAACTAAATTGCTTAGTAGTAGTGCCAAGACCGGCGAGAACGGGAGTAGCCAAAGTAAAATGACCATCACTTGCACACTCATAATATTCTTTAACATATTTTAATCTCTTTTCTTTAGGTTCATTGTGAAATGCTGTTGCGGCAGCAACAGCATATCTTATCTGCGGTGTCTCAAATATCTGACCAGTAGCACGGTTCTGCACTAAGTACTTTTCGCATAACTGAGCGATAGCCGCATAGGTGTAATTTTCGTCCTTGCTATGGTCGATAAACAAATCAATAATGTCCCATTCTTCTTTTGTATACCATTCTAATAAATCAGTCGTATACATACCTAATTCTGTATTGCTCTTAACAATCTCATATAAACTAGGAGGTGTGTATATACCATAAACTTCTTTACGTAACATACTGACCTTTTGTCTACCTGCTACGTATTGATAGTTTACATTATTGATATCAGGGTTTTCATTTTCATCAATCAAATCAACCATTGCTTTAAGCAATAATTCATCAATTGTTTTAGT